GTGCTCCTAGTTGAACACCTTGCGCCTTCATGGCCGTATCAATATCTTTAACATCAATGTCAAGAATTTCATTGGTAGTCTTCATCAGACGATCAAGCGCAGACTCAAACTCTGGACTGATACCAAGCATTCTGCGAACAACTTCTACAATCTTGTCGAATGCAGTCTTATCGCCAACCTTAATCGTAGACAGCCACTTTTGGAAGTCTCTATCTTCTAAGCCCCAAGCCAACAACTCATCTGGGCTTTCAAGGTTGTTTGTTTGATCCTTGTAGACCTTCATCATGGACTCAGGCAAAGTCTTGTTTTTAACTTGCTTGTTAAATTCAGCAACAACAGTTCTAAAAAGACTGTTAAGTTCTTTGACCGCAGGATGTGTGGCTGGCAGAAAATGGTTCTGCAAACGTGTTGCCGTATGCATGAACTCATGCAGCACAGTCTCATAATTCATGCCCGATGGGTAGCCTAGCTGATTGTCTAAAACAGGTACACCATTCAGATCAATCCTGATTTGCGTACCCTTGGCATCTTTACCCGCTAAAAATGAAGCAACGCCTTGAGCTCTATAAAGTTTTTTGCTACGACTATCGCCGCCTTGAACTTCAAATGTAAATTCAACGCCTTGCTTCTCAAGAGCCCGAACAACATTCAAAGCCTTCTGAGCAAAGTATTTCTCCGCATCATTGCGAGCGTTTCTGACAGTCCACTGACCCATCTCTATAAATGACTTACCAGTAAGCTCATCTTGAATGCGCCGCGCCTCAGGGGTCACGACAATATTTGATGGGCCCTTGTTGGCTGAGTAAAGAAACTCTTCCCTTGGGGCAAACTCAACATTCTTAGCCAACACAAAGCGGCCTATCTGAATGGCGTCGTCGGCGGCTACCACGGGCCGCTTGGTTGCTCGGTCATAGAAGTATGAATGACGCAACGGATCAAAGCTAACCTGTGACCATGACTTATCTTTCAATAAGCGCTGAACCATTGCATATGCTTCTTTAGGTGTAATGTTGACCCAGTTACCTTCCATCGTTTGCTGGGGTGATTTGTTACCTTGGGGCGTTACATTGCCTTCCTTGCTAATCGTCGGCTCAGCCTGAGTGGCCACCTTCATGGCAGCCTTTTCATTACGGATAGAAAACTTTACATTCTGTATACGGGCAACACTGGAATAACTGATGGGTGATTTAGGATTATTTTCTGGATGGATGGCAACAACACTGCCCGTCATGCCAAGAGCTTTAGAACGGTCAAGCGCTTTAATATCCATACGCAAACCAACCGGCGTACCATCAGCAATTGGCGCATTTATTTTAGGTAGCTGGTTAGACTGCAGCACTTCCTTCATGTCAGCCGTAGCCATGGGTGGCTCAGGGTTTGGAATCGTTTCAATAGGCATGTAAGCATCTACATACTCATCATATTGTTTTTTGGTAATACGGCCCGCTTGTAATTCACGGGCAGCCAACACAACTTGTTGATTGCGGTTTTCTTTTAGTTTAAAGCCTTCTGGAGGCTTAAGCTCAGGCGGAGCTTTGCTCCCTGCTGGTTTGGCAGTCGTTTCGGCAGGTGTCTGCTTTTGAGGCTTCTCTTCTTTTACTTCTTTTGTTCCCGCTGTCTCTTTACCTCCTCCAGCAGTTCCAGTCTCTCCTTCGGTGGAAGTTTCTCCAGCAGCTTGATCAATTCTTGCTTGTTCATCTATAGCCTCCTGTATCAGAATGTTAATTTCTTCGGTAGACAAATATCTATCAATAAGTCTCAGCACCTCATCATGTCGCAAGTTGGCCTGCTGAATAATCTGCTGACTCTGGAACGGCATGTTCTGGTTCGTGCGCAACAAATTACGGATGTACTCAGTTGCTTGGTACTCCCTATCTGAAGCGCCCACCGCATCTTCTCTCGCACTAATTTGAGCACCAAGATGAAGATTAGGGGGTAGGAATTCATTAAGCAAGCCATCGGCAACAATGTCGTCTAAGCTGGCACCACCAGTATTGCTGATCAGCTTCTTGTCTGCATCACTGTTCTTATCGCCAAACTCGGATAGCTCAGCCGGATCAAGACGGCCAGCCAAGATCCTGCGCAGGTTCGTACCGCTACGCTTTGCATGGAAGATCTGACTGCGGATCTCTTTCTCTTGTTCTTTAAGAGCTTTAATAGTTGCGCGGTCTTCTTCTTTAGTCTCTTGATCTATTGGAGCCTTAGCCTTCTGACCAGGAATATTCTCATACGCCACAGGGCCAGGTGGGGGCTCTAAGTCCTCCTCAACTGGAGGTACTTCTTCTTCAGTTTTGGCTTCTTGCTTAACAGCCTCAACCAATCCCTCTTGCTCCAAAATCTTACGCTTGGCAAGTTCATTGGCCAAAGGGTCTGGACTATAGACAGTGTTTTGAATCTCTTTGATACGCTTTTTCTTAGCCGTCTCTGCCGCCTTAATCTCATCAGCCTGACGCTTACGAGTGGCATCAAGCATTTCCTGATTGGTTGTGGCAGGACTTGCAAAGCCAGCCATCTTACTCATAGCAGTAGGCTTAGCAGGCGTGATCTCAGCCGGCGCCTCTTCAATAACCTGTGGTTGTTGCTCAGCAAACTGATCCAGCAGGCGCTGCTTCATAATCTGATTGGCAACAGGATCATTGCTGTAGACAGTATTATTGATCTCTTTGATCTGATCTTGGATCTGCTTTTGGCGAGCTTTCTCAGCCGCAGCCTGTTCACGTTGTTGCTGTTTAACGGCGGCTTGCTGATCGGCACGAACCTGACCCATCATCTGCAAGTTACCACCGGCAGGCGTAGCAAAGCCCTGCATAGAGCGAGCACGCTCCTGAGCATCAGCCATGCGTTGCTCTTCTGCCATCTGCTGCGCCAAGCGTCTTTGCTCATCGGCTTGGATCGCTTCTTCTCTCATCGCCAAAGCACGATTAGCATCCATCCCTTGCGGAGGTGCTGAAAAAATAGGCAATGGTAATGTTTCCATTGGGGTGGGTAAACCCTTAGATTCATCGATTGGTTGTGGTATCGCAGGCTTACCAGCTAAACCTCTAGCCGCAGCACCACCAAGACCGCCAATTGTTGCGGCACCAGCAAATGCTTCTTTGTATTCTCTATAAGCATCTTCCGTATCAAGCGGTAAGCCGGCCTGATAGCGCTCAGCCATCTGCTCCAAAACCTCGGTAGGAGCTTCAGCAATAACACCCAAAGTAGCACCAGTCGTAATTCGACCTGGCAACGATTGACCAGTACGCTTGGCCAACTCAGCTAACGCTTCACTGCCAAGAATCTTATTGGGGAACTTGCCCAATCCTGTAAGAAACTTATCAGCAAAGAAACCAATAGGAGCCGTGGCCGCAGCTACAGCCGCCGCTTTTCCTGGTGCTAACGTCTCACCGGTAGCGCCCTCTGTAGCTTGACGGCGCATGAACTGGCCAAACTGTTGGGTGCCATATGTACCAATACCAGCAAGCAAACCACCTAGTGGCGATGTGAATGGGGTTACAGCAGCCGCAGCGGCCAGTGGCACAGCCATGCTTGGGGCATTCGAAAGGATCTGCTCGGAGATATAAGACGGTAGCTTCTTCAGGACTTCAATAGCCCCGTCTTTGCCGTAAGTCTTTTCTAGCTCTTCGTAAGTGATGGCTTGAATAGGCTTTTGCTGTTGCTCTTGCGCACGAATGGCTGCGGCTTGGCGGCCTGCCTCTTCCTTCTGACCCAGAGCGGCTCGGCCACCCAACTCAATACCGGCCAAGCTTTCGGGGATCTGTTCTAAGCCAGTCTGTAAAGCCTGCTTGGAGCGCTCCATAAAACCTGGCGCTGGCTTCTTAAGAATGTCGGTTTCAATTGCATTGATGATGTCCTCTTGGGACATGCTGTCAGGAAAGTTAACCTGACCAACACCCGGCACATTGACAATAGGCATGGCAATCCTTAACGCAGTGTTTTTGTACTAGGATCATAAGTCAAAACGCCACTTGAACCACCTGTTTCCGCAACATCATAGCCAAGCTTTTTCATAAGCGACTGATAGCGACGACCTTGAGTGGTATTACCCATTAAAGTCTGGTTAATTAATTTCTGACGTTCAGCGGCAATTTCTGCTGCAGATTTACCAATAGACTCAAGCGCGGCCAACTTACCAGATGCATCAATAGATTTTCCAATCTGCGCTTCAATTCCGGCGGCAAGTTTCTCCATGCCCTCACGCTCAGATGCTTGTTGGCGGGCAGAGCTAACCTTAAGTGATTCGGCTTTTGACTCCTTCTTCTGCGCAAGATCGGCTGTATGCATCTTGTCATAAAGTTCCGCACGAGTAAGACCCAGCATGCCTTGCTGTAAAGCACGATCATCAGCAGATGCTTGTTTCTGTCCCGCCAAGTAAGCGGCAATACCTTGTCCTGCACCCTGACCAATGTTTGCACCGGCATAACGAGATGTACCGCCCATCATGCCAAGACCAGCTTGCAAGAGAGCCAAATATTTATTCTGCTCTTTGTCTTTAGCAAGCTCTCCTCTGCGGTCTTTAAGATACGCAGCATACTCACCAATGAAGTTACCCATTGGATCAACACTCGCAGGTGCTTCAGGTGCGGCAGGCTGTCCTTCTGGAACCGCCTCGGTAGACATTGGCTCCATGGGTGGACGATTCTTCAAACGCTGGATCTCTTGCTGAACATCAGCAGGAGACATGGCAGGAGCTACTGGCTTTCCACCTTGAGGAGCGGTGCCAAGCGTCATAGGCATCTTACGGCGCCTCTCCAACTCAGCATCTTCACCTTCATTCAGATCGCCAGAACGTAGCAAGGCAGGCAAGCCAACACCCATGCCACCAATACCAGGACGTAACTTACTTGCACCTTGCTTTAGATATTCCATGAAAGATAATGGCTTAGCCGCCTCTGCTGCCGCCGCTGGTGCCGCAGGTGGCACCTTAGAGAATGCATCACGCGCCTGCTCCATACGCAACTTGCGGCGCATAAAGTCAGCAACCTCTTCCTTGGACATATTAAAGATGTCAGCAATACCGCCACCATCAAAGTGAACCTCACCACCACCAGCCATGTCAGCAGAGTACTTCTGCGTCTCACGTGGCAACTTAGCCGGATCAGCTCCAGCCATCAGCCATTTGTCAGTATTACCAGGACCCCAGTTGTAAGCAATAGCCGCCAACTTGGTGTCACCATACTTGTTCATCATCTTTCCAAAGTACTCACGACCCACGCGGGCTAAGTCATCAGCATCACCTTCTTTGGCAGGACGAATTCCATAGCCAGGATCACGAGCCGTTCCAGGCATGACCTGCATCTCACCCTGAGCACCCTTAGGAGAAGTCAACAAGTTACCTTGTTTGTCAAAGCGGCGACCGCCACTCTCTTTCATCATGATCTTGTTAATCAGATCACCATCTGGAGTACCCTCTTTGGTAAGCTGGGTAATGCCTTCGCTACGGGTCTGCTTGGGTTGATCGCCAACCTTAGAAGAAACCTCACGCTTGGTTTGCATTGCTTTAGAAATGCCAACTGGCAAAGCACCAAGACCTGCCATCTCTTCGTATTCACTATTAGAAGCAAGACGGCGGCGCAACATATCAAACAATTGCTGCTCATCTTTGCTCATGTCAAGGCCATCATCCTCTTCTTCTTCATCGGCATAGCCACCATCGGCAAAAGCAACAATGCCGCCGGGCGCATAAGACTCTTCAGGAAGGTTGGAAGGCAAGCCTTGTAAGCCAGTGGCCATCTCAGCCTGATCTAAGACTTCTTGGGCAATAGGCGGCTGCCCTTGTTGCATGCCACCCATCAAGGCTTTGCTCTTTTGCAGCTCCTGCGTCTTCTGCTGAATAAGAGGGATGCCGATGTAAGCGGGAACAGTACCATTCTGCACGCCGGCAGTCAGCATATCAATTGAATATGCGTTTGGATTAGCAATAATTTTCTGTGCAATACCGTTCATTTTGCCCCCGCAGTCAAAGCGTTACGCAAACCAAGGGAGTCAATGCCTCGGCCTTTTTGCTCTTTAATAGCTCCACCTTTTTTCTTCATCAACCCGTAAGCACCGGCGGCGGCAGTACCCAGACCTGCAATCTGTGAAGTCATACTAGGCGCAGCTTGGTACTGAGTAGTAGTCATACCAGGCACAGCGTAACCACGCAACAAAGCGTTGTACTGGTTGTAAGCCTGCATAGGAGCCTGCTGCTGGTTGGCGTAGTTCTGGATAGCCTGATTGATGATCTGCTGTTCCTGAGCCTGTTGCTGGCCACCAACTTGTTGTTGCAATCCAAGGATGCCTTGCTGTGCAGCTAACTGCTGATTACCAATATTGGCCAAACCAGCACCAGCTTGACCTGCCATGCCATAACCCTGTTGGGCTGTATTTAAACCTTGAAGGCCAAGGCCGGCGCCATATTGCATATTCTGCAAGGCACCTTGATACGCGGCCTGCTGTCCTTGTAACTGGTTGTTGTTCATCAAAGACTGTAGAGAACGATTGGCTTCAGCATTTTCAAGAGCTTGACGGCTACCACCAAAAGCACCGGACTTAGTTGCTTGTGCTTGTCGTTGTGTTCTAGCTATGTCAGCTTGACGTTGTGCAGCTTGATTCTGCACATCAACTACATTCTGCATGTAAGGCGACATAAAAGCACCAACGGCATTGCTTGCATCGTATGTGCCGGTGGTAGGGTTGTAGACGTTACTTGTAGCGCCTAAGTAATCTCTGCCCATACCCTGTGCTTGCTGCGCAGTTCCAAGAGCGCCCATACCGCCCATTCCAGTTAAACCAGTTGCTTGGTTGTACTGACCAGGCATCTGCAAGTTAGCAGCGTTGTACTGAACTTGTTGTTGCAACGGACTGAAGCCGGCTACATAATTTCTTGGATCAGTGCTATACGGTTTGAACGCATCAGTTTTAACGCCCGTAACATTCTTTACCGGTTGGCCAGCTTCATTAAGCATGGGCTTACCAGTATCTGGATCCATCGCGGCTTTTGTATTAAACAGCTCTTCCATGGAGCCAGCAAGCACAGTCTCTACTTGAGGACGAAGCCAGTCAGGAATGTTAGATGTGTTGGTCGTTGAGGATGTTGGGCCACCACCACCGCCGCCATAGATTATGCGACCGCCTTCTTTTCGGGTTACGGAATCACCAAGGGGCTCACCCATGGCATAGAGTTGTCTGCGTGAATAGCTCATATTAGTACCTCAACAAGGGTATTTCTGGGTTCAAAGTTATAGCGTTTCCAGAGGCGAACGATTGCATCACGTCCATACCCCTGTATTTTCGTTGCACCGCGCAGTTTTAACAAGGCTTTAAACTGGTCAAAAGTATCTTGACTAGAAATAAGTTTACCGCCAATAGCCGTCACAAATGCTACCCGATGCATGGGGTAGTTGATAAACGAGATTGTAGTAGCGCCCTGTATTTCGCCCTCTTCGCTTACTGCTACAACAAGCAGCCAAGCGCCATTAGTAAGAAAGCTTTGAATGTGATCAGCCGTGTAGTCATGGGCCCAATCAGGGAAGTCACCACCTTTTGTCATGGCTTCTTCAATGAACGGCTTTACCATAGGCCAAACTTGCTGGACATAATTAGTTTCAACATGGCGAATTTTTAAGCTCATTTAGGCAGTTTCTTAATTAGGTCAAAAATACCGTTAGACATGGCAAGTTGTTTTTGCTGCACTGTTTGCGGTGCTTGCGCCTTTTGTGGCTGCTGTACATCGGTAAAGCTAAACGGAGTTTGTATAGGTGGATTTTTACCGTACACACTAAAAGGTGTATTTAGTCCTGTTGTGCGTCCGTAGTACGCATTCTCCAAATCTGTTGGTGTTAATCCAACCGCACGCATTTCTCTTAGCACTGCATTCATATCCGCGCCTTTTGGCGAACCATCAGGATATGTTTGCGCCATTTGCCTATCAGCCATGTCACGCAAGTTTTGATTAAGTGCATCAATACCTTGGCGACTTGAAGCATAGTTGTAACCGGCAGATGTAGGAACATCTTGTCCGTAATTACTTACATTGAACATTGTCAATGGGTTAGCGTAGTTCTGATACTGCGAACGATATATACCTGTCCTAGGAACTGGCGTGCTTGTAGGCGGCGGCGTGCTTGTAGGGGGCGGTGTACGCCGTATAGTAATCGTAGGACGTGGAGTAAACGTAGGAGGATCAGTCCACCATGTTGGCGGCTCTTCCGTAGGTGGCTCCGTTGGGGGTTCTTCGGTTGGAGGATCAGTTGGCGGCTCTTCAGACCACGTATCGGTTGGCGGGTCAGTTGGAGGTTCTCCAGTCCTTGTTTCAGTTTCAGTTTCAGTCTCAGTCTCAGTTTCAGTTTCAGTTTCGGTACTAGTGTCAGTTGGATCAGTCCAAGGCGGGTCAGTAAATGGAGTAAAACTAAATGTATCAGTTACTACATCTGTTTGTGTTGGACGTTCAGCAGTTATGATAATTTCAGAAACAAATTCAGATTCAGTTTCGGTTTCCCAGTCAGTTATCAGAATGTTCTGAGTACTAATTAAATTGGTACCCCAATCAACAGGCGTTGCTGATGGACGCTCTCCAGTAATAATTATTTCAGAAATATCATCAGTATTGCCTTCAGTCGTCCAATCTGTTATTAGGATGTTCTCAGTGCTTACTAAATCGTTGCCCCAGTCAAAAGTAACTTCTGGAGGGCGGTCTGTCGTAATAATAATTTCAGGTATGTTGTCGTCATCACCACCCCGCCAGTCGCCCCCCGGGTCATCGCCCCAGCCGCCGCCACCCTCTAATGAAATAGATGAAAAATCATCGTCACCCATTTCAAACTGAGGCAATCCTGTAATGGGATTAATTGTTCCTGATCCACCCATGCGTTTAAGCATGCGTGCTTCTTGCGGATTAATGTGAGCAAGTATGGTATCGCCATTTTGCCCAAACCTAGCTAAGTCTCTTATCTCGCCTTTATCAAACCCAGTGATGCGGCCACCAGTGCCGTACCTAACTACAGGTTCGCCAGAGCCTAAATTGGTTTCGTCCTGACTCTCAAGGGTTTGCCCGAATGCTATCCCGCCATTTGCCATGCTATTCTCCTTATGCGGGTAAATACTTACGTGGCTGGATTTGTCGGCCTTGCTTTGAATTGCCAGTACGGGCATTGCGTACTTTGTTCATCATGGAATAAAGCTGCTTAGCACCCGCATCAGTCGAGCCATTACCCAAATGAGAAACAACATCGGCTGGCACAACGAATTCTCCATCAGCTAAACGTGCCGGTTGCTTACCACCAATGGTAGCGGGAATGTCGTCAGACATGCCATCGCCAGGACCTTTAAGCATGCGGCCACCATCAGAGTAGCTACCCAAACCTGCAATACCGCCGCCGCTTGCGTAGCTGTATGGCTGATATGCGCCAGGATCAAATCTATATTGGCTAAGCGCTCCGCTGTACGGCTTCTTTTTAGGCATGCCGCCACGCAACTGATCGGACACCATACCAATACCAGCAATTCCAGCACCGCCAGCAAGAAGTTGTTGCTTAGGAGTCAAGCTATTAAACCACTCCTTGGCACTACCCATCATGCTTGGACTACCTTTTGCTGCTGCTTGAGACATAGCACCAGACGGCGCGCTAAGACCCATTTGACTTGTAGCTGGGCCACCAGCCACCTCAAATCCAGGCATTGTTCCAGCTTTAGCTAATCCGGAAATACCAGTAGACGCAGAAGGTGCCGCTGAAGAAATAGAGTAATCCACTGGACCCATGTACCCAGGAATCGTGCTAGCACTAAGACCAGGCGTTGCAGAACCAGCAGTAGCCGCTAAACTTTGAGTACCCGCAGAAGTGGCCGCAGGGGCCGCTCCAGGCATGGCGCCACTAGACGCAGAGCCGGCACTACCAAACATGGCGCCGCCGGCACCACCCATCAGGCCGCCAATTAAAGCGCCCTGTAATGGGTCTTTGCCTTGTAAAATTGACGAACCACCACCCACAGCAGCGCCGGTCATCATGGCCTCTAACAGAGCCGCCTCGCCAACACCCCCACCAATGTAGAGATTACGTGTGCCATCACGTCTGTAGCCGTTGAATTTATTGGGGATAAGCATGGGTAAGGTGCTCCTTGAATTATGTGGATATTATCATGTTGGTAACGCAGACACAAATGAAAGTGTAGCAATGGCTGATGGGACTGCTGGTCGCGTGGGGCTTGCACTAGCGGGGTATTGCTCAATAGAAACACCCGTGTCAGTCGTTCTCCACACTATCTCAACATAGTCAGTCGCATTTAAACTTACAAAATAATTAAGCGCTGCAATAATGTGATAGGGATCACCAACGGATTTTCTTGGGGCCAAACCAAAACGGCTGTTTGAGTTGGCCACGTTTGTGTTATTGACTCGAAACCAAATGTCCACATCTTGAGTGGCGTTTGTAGTGTTTGTCAGTTGAATAGAAAACTGCAAGTTGTAAAGTCCGGCATTGGCTACAGTAATTCTGCTATTGCTAGCTACAGTTACACCATTTGAAAAATCTGTGGTGTTAAATGTGACTGGGTAGGCAACAGTTGTGCTGACAGCCACTTGGTCTGTGGAATCTTGAAATGCTCCGTAAGGTAAGCGTATTCCAGCGCCACCAGTAGATGTGACCAACTGAGCCAACAAGTTATCCAGCCGATTGAAGTACAAACGCAAAACGTTATTTAGCTGATCAATATACTGCTGGCTATATTCCCTTGTTGCCAATGGCAAACTAGGAGCCGCAATCCTGCTAAGCTCTGTTTCGGATGTAATGATGTAGCTCATCGTCTACCGTCCGGCCTAATATCAATACGAGTTGCACCAAGTTGCCATTGAGTTCCAAGTTGGTTAGAGCCTACTTTTAAAATCATTTGACGGCCACGCACGCGGGTATAGACCTGACCCGTAAAACCTTCAGTAATTGTGTATGAAGCACCAGTTAATTTATCCACATTAGCTGCTACAGGCGTACCTGTTCCTGAACCCGAGTTGACCATAGGGTACAAAGTCATCGTAAGTTGTGGTGTTGGGCTTGCGTCAGAACCTGAGAAAGTCAAGTCTGGCAACATACGCCAGATAAAACCAAAGTTGTTACCGTCACCAATATCGAACTCAGACGAAGAAATATAAGCATCAATTGCAACTGGCGTACCTGTTCCGTTGTCATCGTTACCGTATTCTTGATTAACAATATTACCTGTTGTAGCTGTTAATGGGTTTGCAGCAATAGGGTAATCCCTTAGACCAGAATCTAGCCAAGCCGTGCGATTCATTGTGCCGTAGTACCAAGTATTTTCAAGGTAGTTGTACACCACATACTTATCAATCGCTGTGGCATTTGCAGAGCAATAGAAGAACCAGACTTCATTGAAGCCTTCATTGGTACTGGCAAAACATTGCTGGTTTTGCCCCAAGTTAATGTCTTGATAAACATATTTACGCAGGTCGCAGTTCAACGTGTTAACTCGGCCATCGTAGGAATAGAACTTATCTGTTCCCATCCAGTACACCACGCCAGAAGCCTGTGCAATAGAGTTTTGGCTCAAAATAGAAATGTTGTCACCCAAGAGTTGGACACCCCAGACGTATGGGGGTCCAAGGTATTGCAAGGAATATAGCGTGGAGTCAGTCCAAACTACAATCTCCTGACGGGTCTGGATGGCCGTAATGATTTCTGAGCCGTGTGATAAGCGCACACTACCCGCTTGGTTAGTAGCAGAAGGCGTCCAATCAACAACAGATTCTTGGTCAGACCAACGAATTAACATTGGGTCTTGCGTAGTAGGTGTATCAGAATTTTGATCGTTTGTACCAAAAGCAAACACAAAGCGACTCACATCAGACACATACAGGAAGTTCTGCATTAATGGCACATCAGAAGCCCCGTACATAGACGTAACGGGAATGGCATTAGGTAGGATATAGTGAGTACCTGACTGAGTTCCAGAGGTATTAATAGCCGAGCCGCCAGCAGTTAAAGACAGGTTAAATGATGTTCCACCAGTGCCTTTAACGTAGTACGTAGTTCCCGTAATCAAGCCTGTAGGAAGTGCGGATGGATAACCCGTGTTTGTTAATTTTACTGGGGTGTTTTCCATCAAACTAATGGAAGAAGTTACCACCGCAGGCGTAGCAATAGTTACTGTAAATGTAGCTGGCGACAAGCCAAAAGCAGCGTTCCAATAATAAAGCGGGCTACCACGGTATCCAAGAATCAAATCTTGGCCAAAGTTATTCTGGTTCCACAGGCGCAAACCTGATGTAGATGTAGCACCATAACCCCAAGTACCAGCACCCCAAGCACCCGCACCCCAGCCAGTTAGCGGGACTTCTGCGGATAAACCAGTGTTAATTTGATACACGGCACGAACCGTTGTACCTCCGCCCGTTGCGCCAGATGTGGCAGCAGATGAGGCTGTGATGTTGTATGAATCAGAATCAATTACAGTAAGCTGATATTCATTATTAAGATTTAGCCCACCCACTGTGGCCACGTTGCTAAATGTTACAAAGTCTCCAGTTACTGCCCCATGAGCTACATCAACGACTAAAACCGTTGTACTTGTATTGGTGGTGGTAAATGGATTGCTTAATACTGCAGCATCACGGATTGGCGTAATGTCGTAATAGTTACCGCCGTTTTCCAGATAAAACTTTAGATTTGTACCTACACCAAGCAGGTTAAGGTTGGCTAGCGTAATCCAGTTCCACAAAGAACGGCAGGTTCCCAAAAAACTAGAGATTGAAATGCGCGCCCAGCCACCAATCTTTTCAGGTGTGCCTTGACGAAAACGTACCTTATCGGATTGATACCAGCCACCCTCATTGGTATAACGAGTATTTTCACGGTTGACGCCCGGCTTAAACAGAACTTTTTGTAATGGCATCGGTTAATCCAACAAAGCGCACTCAGCCGTGCGGCGTTTTAACAAGCCTGGCAGTACCTTACCGCCACCCTTAGTCCAGAGCATCAGTTGTTCTTTTGCCCCTTCCCAATCATTGGCATTGATTTTCCTCTTTAACGTGGAAGTCTGCAAGCGTCCTGTGCCCAAGTTATAACAAAAATCCACAATGGCATTGCACTTACGAACGTCAGTAATCAGGCCGGGGCAGTTACGCAGAACACCGGGTAAATACGTATGCTCAAGCTCAATCATTAAAAGCGCCCTTGCCGTGGGTTCATCCATTGGGGCATCTTCTAAAGTTACCTTGCGCTTGTCTGCGTAGTAGGTAGAACCATAGCCGATGGTAGCCACGCCCGCCGGACATAAATACGGCTTGGCGCGGTAGCCCTCAAACTGACGGCACAGAGCAGCGGCTAACTCTAGGTTCATATGCCGCGCTGTTTGAGAGTTCTATCGAGGAACCAATAGTTAATAGTCCCAGACAACAGGGCCGAGAAGTCAGGTGTCATCATGGTTTTAAACACTTCTACGGCTGGCGCTCCGGCAAGCCATGCGTTCCATGCAAACCAAACATGAATGAACGACCAGACAAACAGCACCCAATACGTTACTACTGGGCGTACAGAAGCTGACAGACTAGCCACCCAGCCGCCTGCGGCTTTGACCATCTCAGCTTGCTGGGTGATGGCGTTGTTAAAGGCGTCCATCACTCCAACGTCCATTGCAGCTTCCCGTTGAGCGCCAATCTCAGCCAGCTTTTGCTGACCACGAAGCGTCTCAAGTTCACACTGGCGGGCAAACATAGCAAGCTCATGCTGGCGCTCATTCTTTTTGTCAAAGAACTTTAAGACTTCAGGAGCCATGCGGAACAAGCCGCCAAACACTGAACCCAGAATACCGCCACTTAATATGTCTAACATTTGTGATCCTTTTTCTCTTCATTTTGCATCAGTTTGATACCAGACAGGAACCCAATCATGCCGCCGATAAGAGTAGAAAAAGCGGGTGAAATCATCTTGAATATCTCTGCGTTGTCCACTTCTTTGGCCCAAAGGCCAAGCATAAAGCTGATTACCATAGCCAAAACAGAGATGCACAGGGTGGTGCTTACCATCAGCGTGACCCACAAGGTCAGCTTGTCTTTGGTGTCCATTGACACTCTCTTCACTGGTCTGGGTATCGGCTTTCTGGTCATACATAAATATCCAGCTTACGGTTAGTAAAAATCTCAAGGCTAAGTTGGTTGCGTTCCGCCTTCTTTACGTACAACTCAAACTCAAGATCGTCAATTTTGTCTTTCACTTTTTTCATCTTCAAAGCCTGCGCGTATTCTTCTTCAAGCCGCTGCGCCCTGCGTTCAAGCGCATCTGTCTTAGTTGGGTCGCCTCCCGGCTGAACCATTGGATACCACTTGTGTATGGGCGGAATCATTTCTTTTCACGTTCAAGTGCATCTTTATATCCATGAACAACTTTGTTACGTAGCCATGTGGAATCTGCTGTACCTGCCCACTCTGCTAAATTGTTCCAGATCACCATGTATTCTGTTGACTTGCAATGGCTGGCATTCTGATCGAGCCACGCCATCATTTCTCTGTGCCGTATGGTTGGATCGTGAACGGTGTAGGCTATTCCATAAAACTCGCGCACATGACAGCCACTCTTGGCTACGGCTCCAACTAGCCCCAACAGCAACAGTAGCAGGAGGAGCCAGCGCATACATTGGTTAGCTCCACTTGATGATTACGATGCCAGAGCCGCCATTAGAGCCTTTATTTCCACCGCCAGAACCTGCAGGGGCTCCGCCTCCGCCCCCACCTCCGCCAGTGTTAGCTTGACCTGCGGTACTTGTACCTTTGAAACCGGGGCTTCCAACACCGGAATCACCATTTCCACCACCGCCAGAACCGCCAGTAGATGGGCTTCCATCGGAACGAGCGCCACCACCACCGCCACCTGCGTAAGTTGTAGAAGTTCCAGTGATAGATGAGGCTGTACCAGCGCCTCCGTTACCACCAGATTGACCCGAACCAGCCGTGCCTGCGGCGCTTGCGCCGCCTCCACCACCACCACCTCGGTTGCCCCCTGCGCCACCAGCATTACCTTGCCCTGATGGAGAAGCCGTGCCACCAGCATTTCCAGCACCATTTGATCCACCGCCAGAACCGCCACTTGCGGGTGGGTATGTATTTGCACCGCCAGTACCGCCAGAACCTCCGGCTCCGCCTCCTGTTGAGGTAATAGAACTAAAAACAGAGTTACTACCACTTGTAGCCGCAACAAAGCCAATATCGCTTGGGTTAGCCCCAAAACCACCAGCACCAACCGTTACTGTATATGTTGTACCCGCAGTTACTGAAAATCCTGTAGCTGTAAGGAAACCACCCGCACCACCACCACCAGAAGTGAAATCCGTTGTAGTTGAAGAGTTTGCACCACCGCCGCCACCACCAGCAACGACTAAGTATTGAACCTGAGTTGCACCAGCAGGGGCTGTCCATGTGTTAGACGAAAAAAATACGATTGTGTTTGCACTTGTAATAAAGTCAGTTGGCGTTGTTGGAGCCAATGTGCCTGAAGATGTAAACGTATGAACGACATTACCAGCGGCATAGGTTACTGTGCCACCAGTGAAATATTGAATTGAGCCGGGGTAGCGAAGAATGACAATTCCTGAACCGCCTGCGCCTGAGTTTGATGCTGTGGCTGAACCGCTTCCACCACCACCACCAGTGTTTGCAGTTCCAGCAGTACCGGGGTTTGCGGCAGAACCCCCACCGCCTACACCGCCCGCTCCGCCACCACTACCTACGCCAGCACCTCCTCCACCGCCACCATAGGTAGTTACAGTGCCAGAAATTGCACTTGCAATGCCAGCCCCACCATTGCCGCCAATATTAGTATATGGATTTACTAATCCAACTGTTCCTGCTCCACCACCACCACTACCTGCACTACTTCCGTTTCCAGTATTGTTACCTCCAGCATTACCTTGACCAGAAGTGCCTGCGCCGCCTGATGTACCATCATCACCACCACCACCGCCAGAACCGCCGGGGCCACCATCAGTGTTATAAGCGCCGCCATAACCACCACCCAAAGCAACAATACGGCCTGTGTATGCACCTGATGTTGTTGAATCAAAAACTGAATTAAACCCAACAGTTCCGTTTACGTTAGACCCGCCAGAAGCCGCCGCACCGCCACCACCAACAGTAACAAAGTAAGAAGTTCCAGATGTAATACCCGCATAACCAGCAAGTACGCCACCCGCTCCACCACCACCGCCGTGCCAGCGTGATCCGCCACTTCCACCACCAGCAACAATCAAATACTCAACAACAGACGGAGGAACGCCCGTCCAATTCAGGTTTTTGACCGCCTGACTGACTTGACTCAGTGTCCACATTCCGCTGTATTGAGGCATCTCTTGCTCCGATTAAACTGTTGGTGCTACAAACTCAACCCAAGAAGTTGTGGGTTCATCCCATGTAAACATCTTACCTTCTATAACGGGCATAGCTGTAGGTGCGCCCCACTGACAAGTGTTTTCGTTCAACAACCAAGACGCATAGGGCTTGGGAGGAATAAATGCATCACGAACTGAATCGTAGCTATAGCCCAAACCTGCGTAGTTAAAACGGAGAGGTCTGCCCTCTGGATGCTGTCCACCCTGTGTACGATATGAGGTTTGCACCCACTCGCTAGGATCGCCCCAGTGTCCCAAAGCTAAGGTTTCTGCATCAATCACAATTACTTGATCTACGATGCCGTTAGTTATATGTGCGTAGTGCGCCATTTTCAGTCCTTTCGGTGATTAAAGAATATTTCCATTCCGCCATTGTTTTGGCGTTTTTACTGGAGTTGCAAAATAAACATAATGGTTGCAGATTTCCGATGCTGTGTCTACCACCACGAGCAACAGGAATGATATGGTCAATTGTTACATTCTCCATAGTGCCGCAGTGAGCGCATGGTGATGCGTACAAACGGATCAATTCTTTTTCAGTTACCTGAAAGATGCCATTGCCACGCAACTTTGCCCTGCGTTTGTGCGACTTCTCTGCCATCTTGGGCAAATGATTAAGCCGATGCTTTTCTAGTATTGCTTTGATCGCCTCTGGGTTTGCTAAACGCCATGCTTTTTTGACAGCCAAATGATGCTCAATGTTTTTAGAATACTGCCGTCTACCAGCTTCACGGACTTTCTCAGGGTTATTCTTACGCCACTTCTTTAAGTGTTCGTACTGTTCCGCCTGATGTGCTTTTTGGTAAGCCGCCCGTTTCACTTTGACAGTCGCTTTGTTGTCAATGTAATACTGTTTTCTTTGCGTTAATTGGCACTGTTTACACGAAGACGCATACCTATCCCTGTCCTTGTAGAACAAGTCCACTGATTTCTCAGTTTGGCATTTGGTACAGGTCTTAGTGTTCATTAGAAAATGATTGAACCTGAAGATGTGAATGTGTAAATCTGATAGCCGTCAGAATAACTTACTTGGGGGGAACCTGTTACCAAAGCTGGCGCAGAATTGATTTGTGGGTAACGAACAATAACGATACCTGAACCGCCAGCACCGCCGTTGTAACCATCTCCTCCCATTGACCAACCGCCGCCTCCGCCTCCGCCAGTATTGGCAGTGCCAGCTTGTCCCCGTCCAGAATTTACTGCACTGCCGCCACCTGCTGAACCAAGACCCGCAACTCCACTTGCGGCGTAAGCTCCGCCGCCCCCACCGCCAGCATAAAACACACGCTGTCCAGTAATAGTTGAGCAAAGCCCAGCACCGCCACCGCCACCTACGGTTGCCGCGCCATTAACTCCTACTGATCCAGCGCCCCCACCACCACCTGCACCTCCATTATTACCCGTGGCATTGCCTACGCCGCCTGCAAAACCCTGCCCAGAAGTCCCTGCGCCTCCAACGCCCGTGCCACCACCGCCGCCTCCAGACCCGCCAGAAAAACCATTGGTGTTGTTTGAATAGGCCCCTGCTCCACCGCCCGTAGCAGTGATTGAACTAAAGACAGAATCATTTCCATTTGTACCATTAAGACCTGCTGGCCCTCCAGCCCCAATAGTAATAGTTAATGCAGAACCAGAGGCAACAGAAAATCCTGCGGCTGTCAGTAACCCGCCAGCACCTGCCCCGCTACTACCATTGCTATTTGTTGCAGAACCGCCGCCTCCACCACCGCCAGCAACAACCAAATACTCAACAGTATCAGGAGCGCCAGCATAAGGATTGAATGCGCGTTGGGTTACAGCAGTGTGAGTGCCAGAGCCTGAACTGTTTGTAAACGTGACAGCAGAACCGCCAAGCGTTGTGGAGAATTGGCAAGTGTTTGTGCTTGTGCTAATGACGTAGTACGTTGTGTTCGTAGACAAGCCAGTTGGCAGAGTACCAGTAGTTGTTAACTGCACAGCCTGACCCACAGCAGGAGTCCCTTGCGTAGAGCCAAAGGTAAAGGTCGGTGAAGTTACAGCCGTGAACGTGCCAATAGAGGCACTGATGTTCTGCCCTGCAATAAAACCACCTAATCTATTACTCATGTCTGTTCCTTAGAAGGTGATTGAACCAGAAGAAAGGAAGGTATAAATTGTGTACCCGTTTGCTGTTGTTTTAGTGGCAGGTGAGTATGAAGTTGCATCAGCGTATGCAATTGGATGGCGAATAATGACAATACCTGAGCCTCCTGCGGTTGATCCATCCCCACCCGCACCGCCGCCTGTGTTAGCTGTTCCACTAACATTATAAGCACCGCCACCACCAACGCCTCCAACGCCCTGATCGTAACCAGCACCACCTCCAGCGTAGGTAGTTACAGTTCCTGAAATGGCAGAGGCAACACCTGCCCCGCCCGGTGCGGCTTTACTAATACCACCGAGTAAGCCAGACGTCCCTGCGCCACCACCTCCACAAGATTGACCTGTTCCAGTACAGCTTCCGCCAGCGGTACCTTGACCAGAAACTGCTTGACCTCCAAGTTGACCTGTATTGTTGTTGTAATTAGAACCGCCGCCACCAGAGCCACCACTTGCGCCTCCTCCAGACCCGCCGCCGCCACCTCCACCACCTATGGCAGTTATAGAACCAAATACAGAATTGCTACCATTTGCTCCTACATTACTAGTTGCCGCGCCGGGGCTACCGCCACTACCTCGACTTAAGCCACCAGCACCAACAGTAACTAACAGAGTCTGTCCGTTTGGAACAGGATCAATACCCGTTAACAAACCACCAGCACCGCCACCAGCACCAGCGTAATATCCGCCGCCACCACCACCAGCAACAACTAAGTATTCAACTGCGGGAGTTTTCTGAGCAGGCCAGCCACCTTGCTGAACAGCTTGCATGACTTGCTTAAGATTAAATAAACCGTTTGCCATAAAACCTCAGAATGTAATAGTGCCAGAGGCAACAAACTTGTACACGCGCCACGCGCCTGCAACGTACATTTCTGGTGAGCCTGTTGTTGATGTAGCAGGGGCTAAGTAAGATGGGTAGCGGAGGATGACTATGCCAGAACCGCCAGATGCAGAAAGGACTATTGGGGCTTGTATGTAAGTAGAACCGCCACCACCACCACCAGTATTATTAAGCCCAGAAGTGCCTGTTCCACTTCCTACTGATAAACCGCCATTACCACCGCCACCAGCACCCAACCCATTACTTGATGGAACTGCGCCAGCGCCACCACCACCACCACCTGCATATTGAATTTGTGAACCTGTAATTGAAGATACTATTCCTGTGCCACCAGCACCACCGCCAGTAGCTGTGCCAACAACCCCTACTGAGCCAGCGCCCCCGCCGCCTCCACATCCATAATTTGCGGCAGTTGTTCCCAAGCCGCCATTATTGCCTTGACCCGCAGTTCCTGTTCCAGCACTGTAGTTGTAATTTGCACCGCCCCCAGAACCACCATTCCCGCCATTTAATTGACCGCTACCTGAACCGCCACCTGTACCGCCACCACCCCCGCCTGTTGCAGTAATAGTTGTGCCGCCTACAATGGTTGAATCTGAACCGGGGTTTGCTTGTACGCCGTAACTTGCCGACCCTGTACCACCAGCACCAACCGTCACAGTGATAGCTGAACCCATAGTT